CCGGTGCTTGAAAATGGTACTGTGGTAGATATGTCCTTTGAGGCAGCGCGCACTGAAATTCAGTTCCACACCACCACCGATAGCAACGGTAATGTATCCACGCATTCGAATCCTGTACATTACCCCAACAAGTGGCGCATTCAGGTGGTGGGTGCCCGTGAGAATGGTGAACCGCGTTCCGAGTGGTGGGATGTCGGCGAGGGCATGTATGGCCAGATCGGAATTGGCGATACGGTGCATCGGGACGCAAAGCTGGGCGTGGTGAGCATTGTCAGAAAGGCGGTGGCGGAGGATGCCTATCGACAAAAGCCCATCAAAGAAATTCAGTGATGCTATTGGGTATAGTGATGCTTCGCCAATCCCAACCGAAGCGCAGGAACAGACATGGCTCTTTCAATGGGCACGGATGCAATCTGGAACGATTAAAGAATTATCCATGCTATATCACATTCCAAACGGTGGGAGTCGCAATCACCTGGAAGCAATCCACCTAAAGCAGCAGGGTGTTCAAGCCGGTGTGCCTGATCTATGCTTGCCTGTGGCTCGTGGTGGCTGCCACAGCCTGTATATCGAGCTTAAGCGTACTAAGGGAGGGCGCGTATCGCGAGAGCAAACCGAGTGGATGGAAGCGCTAATGCAGCAAGGACATATGGTTGCAGTTTGCCAAGGATGGAAAATGGCTAGCGATGTCATTATGAACTACCTGCGGGGTAAGCGTGATGATGAAAAATAGTCAACAGCGCGAGTGCAGAAAACGTTGCGCGACATGCTTGTGGTTCTGGCCAGATATTCACGACGCAGACAGCACCAAGCGGTTTTGCCACAACGAGGGATGCCCATTCTACCGGCGCGAACGCGCGCCCACGATCAGAGCCTGCGAAGCCTACGAGAGTAAGGCAATCATAACGTGTGAAGGGACGGTGAGGGTCGGTGCAAACAAAGAAACGCAAGCGCGTGCGGATGTTCGAACGAAAGACGCTGGAGCAGTACCGCGCTCTGGGCCGTGAGATTGCCGGGCTTGAGAGCGATCTGGGCAAGCGTCGAACCGTAGCGGACACGGTGCGCGCATCAGGCAAGGAGCCGCCATATCTCGCCCATACTGTGCTGATCGTAGGCGATGATCAATGCATCAGGGATAAGCTTGAACGCAGGCTGCGTAAGGCAAAGCGTCAGCGTGCAGATATCGAAGCTTTTGTAGATACCATCGAAGATAGCCAAACGCGGCAAATCATTAGGCTGCGCTATATTAAGGGCATGACGTGGGAGGGCGTGGCTAAGTTCTTGGGTTATGCCACGTCCGACAGCGTCAGAATGACAGCAATGCGTTATATGCAAAGCGATTGAGCACTCTTAAATGTTGTTCGTTTTGTTCGGTTCTTCTGTGGTAATATGGTAATAGGAAATCGTGAGCGCGGAACCAGCACCGCGAGCCGCATGACCTACAAAGCGCCTTGGCTTTCAAGAAGCCGGGGCGCTTCTCCATTGCTTTGAAGGTAGGTTGTTGCATGCCGAACGATAGTTACTATCGGTGCGCCAAGCACAGGCATTGGCGTGCTGTCGTGCTACGCCGTGCTAAGTATCTATGCCAAGAGTGCGCGAGGTATGGAATCAAAACGCCAGCGTCGCATGCACATCATATCAAGCCACGGGAAGAGTACCCGGAGTTGCAATACAATGTCAGCAACGGCATGGCATTGTGCGCTGCATGTCATACCAAATTGGAACCAAGAACGCCCAGAAAAGACAACAAGGACAATGGATAGACCATCCCCCCCTCTATCGAAGAGTGCGTTTGGGGGGTCGCGTACCTGGCAGGGGAAATGCTTCCCTCTCCGGGTCGATTTTTCATAAAGGGGGGTAACGGACGTTGAAGCCTTATGAATTAAAAGAACTGCCTCTGGAAATCCTCAAAAAAGCGGGGTACAATCCGCGTAAAACACTGGGTCAATCCGACCCTGAATATCAGGCGCTCAAGCGGTCGATCACAGAACTTGGGATGATCGACCCAATCGTGTGGAATGAGCGAACCGGAACCGTGGTCGGTGGTCACCAGCGGCTTACGGTACTGGAAGAGCTTGGTTACAAAACTGCCCCTTGTTTTGTAGTCGATCTGACACCGGAACAGGAGAAGCAGGCAAACGTCCGGCTCAACAGCATCAAGGGCGCATGGGACTATGATAAGCTCGCCGAGCTGATTTCGGAGTTTACGCCGGAAGAAGTGAGCGCCGCGAACTTTGAACCCAAAGACCTGCAAGCCCTGTACGCCCGAGAGGATGCGCTCCAGGAGGACGATTTTGATGTAGAGGAATCGCTGGCCAGCCATACGCAACCGCGCACAAAACCCGGTGATATCATTCAACTGGGCGAGCATCGCCTGATGTGTGGAAGTGCCACCGTAAAAGCGGATGCTGACCGATTGTTTGGCGGTGCAGTTGCTGATATGATCTTCACCGATCCGCCGTACAATGTGGACTACCACGGTGGTACCGGGGAAAAGCTCTCCATCATGAACGACAAGATGGCGGAGGATGCTTTCTTCCGCTTTCTGCTTGAAGCATTCGTGAACATGACCGCGCACCTGAAAAGCGGCGGCGCGGTTTATGTATGTCATGCCGACAGCGAAGGCGTAAACTTCCGGCGCGCATTTCAGGACGCCGGGCTATCACTCAAACAGTGCCTTGTGTGGGTGAAGAACGCGCTGGTGCTGGGGCGGCAGGACTACCACTGGCAGCACGAGCCGATCCTCTACGGCTGGAAGCCCGGCGCGAAGCATAATTGGTGCGGCGACCGCAAACAATCCACGGTAATCCGTCCAGAGGATGTAGTGTCGGTAGAGCCGGACGGTCAAGGATTTATTCTCTCATTTAACGTCGGATTCGAAGCCATGCGGATTCATGTGCCTGCGTATGAAGTGGTAGCACGAACCGAGCAAAGCTCAATCATCCTGGAGGATAAGCCGACGCGCAACGCGGAGCACCCGACAATGAAGCCGGTGAAGCTGTGTGGTCGGGCAATTCGGAATTCTTCGCGTCGTGGAGAGATTGTAGGCGATTACTTCGGCGGTAGTGGATCCACACTCATTGCGTGTGAGCAGCTGGAGCGCGCCTGCCGGATGATGGAGCTGGATCCTCGCTACTGCGACGTGATCGTGGAGCGGTGGGAGAAGCTCACGGGAGGGAGCGCGATCCGTCTTGAGTGAAATGCAGCCGGCGGCAGATCGGAAAAAGCCGCAAAAAACGGAACAGCAGTATCGAAACGATATCATCCGTAAAATGAAAGCGCTTGGTGTGTATCACGCTGAGTTTACTCACTTCATCAATGCGTTCGCCAGGACTTTGTATGACTATGATAAAACACTGGCCTCGTTTGAAGAATCAGGAGGCAATGTGGTTGTGAAGTATACCAACAAAGCCGGTGCGACCAATGCGGTGAAGAACCCTTTCTATCTTGCGCTTGAGAACCTGCGAACGGACATCCTTCTGTACTCACGTGAACTGGGGCTGACACCGTCCGGCCTAAAAAAGATCAATGAAGCGTCCATGAAGCCAGTAAGGAAGTCTACGCTGGCGGAGGCGCTAAAGGCGCTCAGTGGCTAATCTCGCAGGGAAACATGCGGATGTAGTGCTCCAGTACGCCAATGACGTGATTGACGGGCGCATCATTGCCGGGCGAGATCGAATCCTTGGCTGCAAGCGTTTTGTAGACATGGTGCAGGGTGGAAGATACGAAGTCAGGACAAGGGATGCCGATTTTGTTATCGGCGTTATCGAGCGCACCTTCAAGCACCGACAAGGGCAGGCGCTGGACAGTACACCAATGCGCGGGAAGCCATTTCTCCTAGAACCGTGGCAGAAGCTCTGCGTATATGGCATGCTGATCTTCTACGTTCCGGGAACCAATGAACGCCTGGTTAAAGAGGCGTTCATTTTCATTCCGCGCAAGAACAGCAAAACGCTTTTTGTTTCTGCGTTGGCTTGGGCGCTTGGACTTCTGGAACGAGCATCCGGCGCCCGTGTATACGTTGTGGCGCTGGTCTTAAAACAGGCGCGTGAAACCTTCGACAACTGGAGGTACAACCTTGTCAACGTGTGGTATCAGGGTCCTAAGGATGCCAAGGCAGACGGTTGGCGACTTTTGGATAACAATATGGAACACTCCATCGAAAAGGAGGATGTTGATGAAGGCTGGGCGATCCACCTTGAAT